CTTAGGACTTCATATGATTTTTGTATCATATGAACCGTTAAAGAATAGGTTAGAATCCTTTCTCTAAGGTTTTCTCTAGGTCCATGTGAAAATGGGTTGCTTAGAGGAGTGAATCTGCTTTAATGATATTAAACTTTAATTTATGTCAACATTTCATGTTAAAATCTTAAAAAGATTGCTAACATTATGTTTTCCACAAATAAAGTTCAACCATTACCGTCAATTATTCAACATTCTTTTTAGAATGAAAAATGATTGAGGTTTAATCCATACTATAAAATATTGAAAAAGAATGCGTTTACATTGTACAAGGTACATATGTGGACAACCTCTTTTAACAAATTCTATGAGTATTGGATTAACTAAAGATGGGTGACCTAAGAAACTTTTGTTTCTTAAACCACTTGTTGATCAAAAATCAATACCTTGTATTAAGTTTTGTTTAACAATACTTAATTTTTCCAGAAGTTTCCAATTAGGAAAAGAATGGAAAAAGGTTAAACCTGATTACTCTACTATAACTAATCCTTCAACTATGAAGATAGTTATTCCTAGTGGATATATTAAAAAATTTGTAAAAGATTTTAATATAAAAGCTAGTTTACCTACATTTGATAAAAAAAATATTTACTTATCAAGTAAAGCTGGACCTCAAGGTCCTGCTACATTAACAGCTCATAATAATTTATTATTATATAATTATTATGAAATGCAATGTATATTTAATTTAACAGATGAGGCAGGTAGAGAATTCTTTATTAAATCATATAATGATGCATGAAATCGTAATCTTATGCCAAATAAAATAAATTGTTTGGGTAAGATTAGTTTCATTAAAGATCCTGAAGCAAAATTGAGATTGATAGCCATTTCTGACTATTTTACTCAACTTTATCTCAAAGTTATAAATGATAAAATATTTAATATTTTAAAATTATTACCTTGTGATAAAACTTTTACTCAAGATCCTTTTCATCATTGGGATTTAAGTAATAAAGAAAGGTTCTGATCTTTAGATCTATCTTCAGCAACAGATAGATTTCCTATTAAGTTACAAAAAAGATTACTTTATTATATCTTTAAAAATGAAGATATAAGTAATTCTTGATTGTACTTATTACAAAATAGGAAATTTATGACTCCAGATGGTTATACTGTTTCTTATAAAACAGGACAACCTATGGGGACATACTCTTCTTGAGCTGTTTTCAC